AAACTCTTTTGCTGAGCTTGATAAATTTGTTACATCAATCTCAGTTGATGACCCTGAACCCAAACCACCAATACCGATGACCTCACCGATTGCCGTGAATGTTTCAGGCCCACCACCGTCACCCCTTTTTAAAACTGCGCCTTGTGATGTTAATGCTGCCATCTTCTATCCTCCATTATTGCCAAATTGAATAATCCAAAAACACGCTATGAACCCTTGCGTCATCATAATACTGCTCATCGTTTAAATCTGTTAAAACAGCTTCAAAAGGCCCGTCAATCATCGCCGCCCTCAATTGGCTTGATACCTGCTCAAGCTCTTCAAAGTTTGTGCCGTATAGCTCAAACTCATAAACCCTGTGAATCAGGTGCGACCTACCTGCAAGCGTGTTTTCAGGCTCTTCTGCTGCTCGATACAAAATGCAAGGATAAACAGGATTATCTGGCAATTTGTTTCTGTAAATTCTCTGACCAACAAGCGCAGATAACCCCGCATAATCTATCAAAGAGTTTCTAACATTTGATGTGCCATAGCGGTTTATAGTGTAGCCACGTGTGACAATCTCAGCAATTGATGCTAAAAAATTGCCGTTACCATATCCCCGTGTTACAACTTCGCGTATTGCCATCAGCTTGACCTTGCGTTTCCTGTTGGATTAACTGGATCATTAAGCGTGTAATTTGCTGCAACTGTTACCCCGTCAAGCTTGTTAACTTTAAGCGTTGACCCCGTTATTGAAAAATCACCTAAAATTTGCTGAATCATCAACAAAGCTTGCGCAACCGTTGGCGCAGCTCCCGCCGCTGCATAGCTTTCAGTTAATTGTGTGTAAAGTATATCATTTGCAGTTGCCGCATTGATCGCTGTGATTTGTGCCGGTATTGTCGTTGATGTGTCAACAAGTATAGCATCAACATTTGTGTCAACTGTTGCCAAGTCTGATGCTTGCGCAATGGATGACAAAGCACCCGCATCTGGTAACAAATCAGTAACAGCTTTAATACCATCCACAACCGTGTCAACCGTTGTCAACGCTGAGGCCTGAGCAATTGAGGTCATTGAACCGCTGTCAGGTATGGCATCTGTTACCGCTTTTATCCCATCAACTAACAGATCAACGCGCCCACCGTCAGCAAGATCAGTTTGAATTTCATTTGTATCAGCAACAATTGCCGCCAACTGTGTTGAGTTTGCATCAATGTCAGCTGTCACAGATGATGCGATTTGGCTTATTGGGTGCACGTGCATAGACAAAATTAAAAACGTGTCTGTGTCAGCAGGTGCCTCTGTCAAATCCTCATCAAGAACAATAGTTTTAGTTGTTCCATTATATGATTGTATCGGTTTTGCTTGCCCTTTCAAATTGCCGCTTGTAAAAATTAGTGTAAGGTCTGAATAGTGGCTAGTTGTAGTCTCTGTTAAATCTGTTATAAATGTATTAACAGTTGCACTAACATCATTTACAGAGCCATCAGCGGCAACAACACCCTCACCAAGATTTTTAACCAGTTTCCCAAACGTGCCTGCACTTGTGTGTCCGCTAAATGCCTCATCCCATACGCCATCACTTATTGCGCCCACTGTTGGCACTGCGTTAGCTAGTTGAGTATCTAAATCTAGCCCACCTGCATCGGATATGGGGAGACCTCCTGCTGCATCTGCTGCCGCATTTGGTAATGCTGTAAGGCCCAATCTAACCGAGTCGTTAGGGTCATATTCCACTATTTGCAGCTCTGTACCTATGACAATCATACCCGTAACAGTCCCGCCAATCATTACAGAGTCGGTAGCTGTAAACGCAGCATCAGGAACGTCTAAGCGATAGTAACCATCATTTATATGTTTCATACCTCCATCACTATGGGCATCTGTAAGTGCTGTTAGGTCTGATTCTGTTATATCAACAGGTAAAGCCCCCTCTTTTTGATACCAGAGGTCTAAACCCCCTGAAGCAGAGGTTACACCTGTTTCTGGGGTTCCGTCCGATGAATCAATGATCCTGATCCTAACACTAACATCAGTAGAACCCTCTTTTATCTGTTTGCTCATAGAATCCTACCCCCAGAATAATGCTCCATTAATAACATCATGATCAACGCACCTACGCCGCTTGCGTCTGTCTTACCTGCAAAGCTACCATAGGGGCCGCGTGCTGTTGCGCTTAATCCTAAACGTGTAACCATGATCACCCCCTTTAAACTATGACAAACGGGTCAGTATTAGCTGGTGCCGTTGTCAATGCTGTAAATGTTAGCACACCATTGGTATTGGCATAGTCTGTTATATCTGTGGCCTCACCTTGGCAGTTACCACCCGTCCATACTATAACCCTACCTATCAACTGATCATCATTATAACCTGATAAATCTGTGCTTGCCTGTGTTGTTGATAGCGTGCCTGTTTGAGCAGTGCCATAGATAATGCCAAGCGCTGACTTACTTAGATTTACCGCTGCTGTGTTGTCATTATTTATAGCTGACATATTTGAATCCATTCTGCCGCCGACTAAGGCAGAAGGCACCCTTGATTGTAGGTCAACGGTATCACCTAAAATATCTGACACCTCTGATGCTTTTATTGAATTATTGTTAACAGTGGGCGAGCCAGTTAGATTATTAGTAACCCCTTTATTAACACCTCTTATCTCTACAGCGGCATCCGCCCCGTTCAGCTCAATAGTGCCCATATCGGGGCCGCCTATTGTTATGGTATCGCCTGATTGTAACCCTGATTGAGTTAGTCCACCACTGAATCGCCTATATTCTGCGGTAATTGCCTGACCTGCCGTTTTGGTGAAAGTAGGCGAGCCTGATCCCGCCACCGTAGAATATCCATCTATAACAGTTAAATCACCAGCTGAACCGACTGTAACAGTAGCGCCAAATCCGCATTGCTGCATTATAGAGGGCGGTACTGTAGTTGTGGCAAAAATACAATCTTCAAAAAATGCTTGGTTAGCTGACGTGGTGCCAACGCCTGAAACGCTTGAAAATCTACTAAAAATAGAGCCGCCTATATTTTGGCTATTGAGCGCCAACACTGCGCCGTTACCATTAATAACATACCCCTCATAAGCTGCGCCTAGCGTTAATGTAGAGCCTGGCACAACCTCTATTTTTTTAAGATTAGTTGATGCCAATAATGACAAAAGAGCCGCGCTTGTCGAAACTGGATTTCTTGCCGTTCCGTCAATGTTAACTTCTGTTCCTGTATTGCTTGCATTTGAGTCAAACCACACCGCGCCGTTATCGTAACCCTCGGAACCCTGAGAGAATGCAGCAAAAATCTGATCAATAGCGAGTGTTGCGGATGATAGACCGCTTGCAGCGTAGAATCTAACTCTAACCTTACCCTCGTTTGCACCGCTGCCGACCATATCAACAAATAGGTCATAGCTGAAAACTTGATTAGCACTGCTTGAAGTGCCCTGCATTGTGCCAATTTGTTTCCAGCTCGAAGATACCCAATCGTAACCCTGTATATCAAGGCTATCATTCCCGCCCTGAAGATATCCCGTAACCTGTACACTTGTAGGAGTACCGCCGCCAATCATAAATTCATAATATAGATCAATGCTGTTAGTTACATCCGTATGCGTATGTCTAACACCGTCTAGCGCTTCGGTATCAGTGTAAAGGTTGGCGGATTGCGTTCCTGTAGTTAGTGTGTAGCTGCTTGCAGGTTTATGCACTGCACTACCAACATTTGCAATACTTGATAGCTGTGATTGTTTTGCTGGCGCTTCATCATTGGTATAACCTGTACCGTCATAAGTGGCCTCTAAATTGTCTGCTGCCGCTGTATCTCCACTGATAGCGATAGCGTTCGCGTCCACTTGATTCGAGACTGTAAATGTCAAACTGTCGGTTTTTGTTTTAACGCCATCAACATTAGTATCTATAGTTGCTATATCTGCGCTCACGCTTGCACCCGCCGGCGCTCCGAGTCGCGCAAAGCTATCGCCGGTTTGCGCAGTATGACCTGCAAGTGTATTTACTTGAGTTAAATCCCCGTCACTCTCAACTGTTAGCGTATTACCCGCTGTTATTTTAGGTCTGTATAGCTCAATAGTTCTAGTAACCGGAGCCATTCCGGTCGCCGTTATGTGAAAAACCATTTCCTCAGAATCATTTCCCGCGCCTATTGTCATATCTTCATCGAGTAGCAACTCATAAACGCCCGGCATATTTGTAGAGTCTGTTTCGTTAATCGTCGGCGTTGTCATTGCTGCCGCCGCTGCGCCGTTTCTTGAGCGATACACGGTAAAACTACTTAATCCCGTTTCTCTTGTTGCGTAATCTGTAGCGTCTACTGCTACAAAATAAATATATTGATCGGTAACGCCGCTTGGTATTCTCATTGCTCAAGTTCCCCACCCAATCGAGACGCTTTAATCGTCGCGTGTTGATAGTCTATTCCGTGTAAAGTCGGCGGTATTTCTGTAACGCCGCCCGTAGTGCTAACAGTGCCATACATGCTATAAATATAGCTATTAGTGCCTTCCGTGCTGTATGTTGCGTCTAAATTGTCTGTATCTGCTGATCGCGCCATTTTATTATTTGCGTCTACGCTTGTTGTATCATAATACAGATAAATATTACCCGCGCTTTTATCAGTTAAACCCATAGCGACGGCGTAATTGTTGCCGCTTGTTAATGATAGGTTTACTGCGCTTGTTGTGCGCCATGCCTTAGATGATCCCGCCGTTACACTGATACTACCGGTGCCTAAAAGCGTAGCGCCATCCGGTGTATTACCTGTACCCATATCATAAGCGCCTACCTCATAATCTCCCACGCCTGCGCCGTTGCTACCAGTGCCAACTGTAAAATCATCAATTTGCTCGTTCGCACTCGCTGCATGATGATTAACTGATTCGCTTATGCAATTATTTTTAACAGTAGAGTTAACTGATAACTGAGTACCCGCAAGCGTAGTGTAGCCAAAATCAGGGTCAACAAAAACAGGGTAAGCTGCGCTATCTAAAAACGATTGTGGAACAGTCACAGTCATAATGCCTGACTGCTCATTGTAATCAAGGTCACACCAAACCATATCTCCGCTATTATCTTCTGCATACGGTCTATAAACGTGGCCTACTTTGCCCGTTTTGAACTGATGGCCGGTTGTGTTGTTGGGCCTTATCTGCGAATAAATAGCATAACTGCCTAAAATGTTATCCGGCTGGTAAATGTTTTCGATGCCGCCTAAGCTGTCCAATTCTTCTGTGGTGTACTCTGAGAGGGGCTTTTGATAATAAAGAGCAACCTCTTTTTTATTTAACGTAAAATCAAAAGTGTTTTTTGCTGGTTTTGCATCAAGCCTGATGCCTATCTCAAAGCCCTCATCAGACTCAAAAAGCTCAACAGTTTCATCACCGAGACTATAAAGCACCTTACCGCCATTAGTTGAAACAGCGCCTTGAGCTTGTGCCAAATATCTAACAGAATAATTAACTTGATTGTCAAAAAATCCAAGCTTAAATTGAGGGTGAAAAACTCCCTGTTGTTTTGTATCACCAACCTCAATGGTTATTTGTTTTTCCTCGTGTTGAACAGATTTTACATAAGCATCATTCAACACTGTAAAACCGCTTAAATTGTCCAACCCTATGCTATTAGGCACTTACAGAAGCCCCCCTTTTGTTAGCTTTTTAATCCTTGCCCTCATGCGCTTTTTAAATATATTAAGCGCCTCATCAGGTGCATTTCCGTCAAAAGCTCTTGTCATCATAAAACGGCCTTTATCTATTTTTCCGCGATTAGCGCCTTTTCTTGTTTGTCGCTCATCTGTGCCAAACTCGATCAGATGAAAGTGAGGCGCTTTTTTAAATAAAACCTGTATAGACACGCCTGTTGCCCTGTTTGAGTCTGCGCGCCTGAATCCTTTTGTTAAATGCAACTTGCCTTTTTTCTTATTTAGCGTGCGGTGCTTCTTTCGGCGTATCGCGCCCCTGAAAGTATTTGAAAAAGATGCATTTTGCCTTGCTCTGTCAAATGCTGGCTTGCTTGCAGACATCAAAGCGCCGTTAAGTGACTTGATAGCTGTGGCAACATCGAGCTTTAACAGCTGCGCCTCAATCTCTTTTAAGCCATCAACTTTGATTTCAACGTCCATCAGCATACACCGTACAAAATAGCCTTAACTCTTTATCCTGATTTTCAACATTTATGGGTTCACCAATTAATCGCAAGCGCCGCCCTTTATAATCAATCTCATGCTTTGCATTTATGTTTTTTGTGTCGCCATCAAACCTCATGGAAACCACAAAGTCAATCTCCGCTAAAAATTGATCATTTATATAAGCCTCTCTACCTCTCACGGGTCGCACCTCAGCAAACCGCCTAAAAACCTCTGAATAACTATCAATAACAGTGCCTTCACTGTCGGTTGTTTGACTCAAAGCCTTTATGATCACCTTGTCTTTTAATTTGCTAGGGTTCATAAAACCCCCGCATAATGTGTGGCCCAAGCAGAAAGTTCAAAAATGGTTTGTCCAGCTGTTCACCTCTGCCATCAAACAAAAACCAAACCATTGTTGCAATGGCATCTTTTAAAGATTGAGGAACCGCACTTAATGATGAATAACCACAAGTATATGTTATTTTCAATGCGTCTGGCCGTGGATAGGTAGCTGGGTAACTATAGCCATACGCAAGGGTTATACAGCCAACATTACCCATCCCATCCACGTTATAAAAGCTTGAATCAAGCGTTTGTAACACGTTTGTGCTGTCGTAATAACTCACACTGTCAACGCTTAACAAACTTGGGTATGGCAGCCAAATTTGATCTTTAAAAGAATCTAAATCAAGCTGCCATTGTTGTTGCATGAATCGTCTGCTTGTCTCATTCTCTGCCAGCTCAACAGCTGAGTTCATAAATGTTGTTAAAAGTGAGTCATTGTCAGTGTCTTCAACACGACAAAACGCCTTAACATCATCAATGTTAACAGGCAAAGCAACAGGGGGTGAGACAAGCGTTAAATTCATATTAACCTACAACCTCATCAACACTGGCAAGATCAGCCGCAGGCTTGTATCGCGCATTGTGACCTAAAATCAGGCCTGCACTATCACTGGCAGCCGTTGCAGTTGTTATGCTCAATCTGACATGTGTGAAAGAATTTGTAACGTCAAGCTCTTCTGATCTGCAATTGATGATAGCTTGCTTGTCGTCATCTGATCCCGCTGCTGTCAGCTGAGTGATTGATTTGCCGCTGACATCCTTTGCACCTGTGCCTGATCCGTCAGTTGCTTGCTCAAGCTTGGCATCAACTGTTGAAGTTGCTTGCATTTCGCCAACTAAAACCAACGCTTGAATATATTCAAAGTCAGCAAGCGAAACCCAGTCACTTGTGACAGTACCCGCACCATAGGCATCAGGATCCACGGTTGCCATCAATACAGCTCTATTGCTTGGCAAAATATTTGAATTTGACATGATTTTTCCCTCTTAAATAAATAACAAAAATTTTGAAGGGGGTGCAACACCCCCAAGCCAAGCTATTAAGCTCTTGTAGCCAAAGTCACATAATGTGATTTCGTTGAAGAGCCATTTTTTGGTGAAACAGCTGCATTCAGATATGGCATGCCACCAAGGCGGAAAGTCCACTTGAACGCCTGCACATCATAATCAAAATACAGGTGAATAGAGCTGTTAAACTTGATGCCGCCTGATTTCTTAACAAGATAATAGCCCATTGGATCAATCAGCATAATATCTGTGTTGGTTCCAAGAGTTGCACAATTCTCGGAAAACATAACAGGCCGACCTAATAAGGTGCCACCGGCTGCATTGCCCATAAATCCATTAGGTGCAATCCAAATGGGTTGATCACCAAGGGTCATTGTCAAAAACTCTGGCAATGTGTCCTGATTAACAAACCACACAGAACGTGAAGGATTCATTACACGGCTATACATTTTTGCCACGTTTTTAGCAACAATGGTTGCCGCTGCTTGTGAACCCTCTTTTGCAACTGATATTTTTGACGCTGAATTATCAAATCCTAACGGCTGTCCTGCACCAGTACCAAATAACAGAGACTCATTTGCTTTCCAATTGATGGCACGCGCAGCGCCCTTGGTTAGTCTGCTATTGAGTCTTGGTGCATCTTCTATAAGCTCTTCTGTTGCGGTAACAAATGCATGCAACTTGTGAAGCTTCAACTCTTTGCCTTCTGTTTCAAGTCTGCTGGGCGTGAATTGGTTGCCCTCAGCACCCCAGTATGCCTGAATGCCGGTTGATCCCCAAGGGGTTGACTCATCAGCAAGAAATTGAACGCTGTTGCCTGAAGTTGGTTCACTCTCTACCATTGACAACAGATCTGGCTCATTGAAAACAAGCTCAAAAATTTTGTCTTTATATTCAGTCGGCACCATATAGCCATCACTAGAACCGCCCTCTTGATGATAGTTTGAAGGCGCACCCAACACTTTTAAGCGCTCATCAATACCGCCGCCGATATGCGGGTTTGACGCACGCACAGCCATTGCAAAATCACCAAGCCCTGAAAACCCTGCTGTTGGATCATTGCGCCCGTTGTCAACAACCTCAATCACTGAAGCTTTTGGCGAACTTGCTGGCACTTGGCGGCCCTGTGGTTGGCTATCTTCAACCTGTATTTTTTCAAAACGCTCCAATCGATCTATATTTGATTGAACCTGCTTTGCTTCTGCTTCAAGCTCATCAAATTTTACAGATGAATCAGCATCAAGACCGCCATCAATTAAAGCCTGCATGTCACCCTTAATGGCTGCAAGCCTTGCTCTTAACTCTTTTAAATTCATGATAACACCCTCTTAAATAACATTTAATTTGAATTAACTGCATTTTTATACTTGATCGACTCAGCAACCAAGCATTAAAAAATCATAATGATAACAACCTCAATCTTGCATCAGCTGAGGCCATTAACCTTGTCCTATTTGCAGCTTGCAAAGTATCATTCTTTGCCAGCACATCAGAAAATGCTTGCCGTGTTGATCTGATCCCATCAATTAGGCCTGTTTCAATGGGTTGCTCATCTGCAAAAAATATACGTCCATCAGCAAGCGAATCAAAATCTTTTTTGCTTATTGGCCGCCCTTCAGTAACAGCCAACACAAAATCAGCAAAATAACCGTCAACAACCCTTTGAAAGTCGGCCTGTTGCTCTTTCGTGATTTCAGTGCCCATTGCGCCTGCGCTTTTAAATTCTCCTGTGTCAATCGGTATGGCTTTAATGCCTGCATTTTCAAATGCTGCGCTATAGTCATAAATCATCATGCGCGCCCCAATTGAGCCAATTAAATCTCTTCTATTAGCATAGATTTTATTCGCTGCGCTGGCAACATAAAGCGCTGCACTTGCAAGCATACCGTCAACTTGTACTGTTATTTCTTTTTCTTTGCCAATGCTCTTTGCTGTATTGTAGAGAGAATCCAAACCATCAACACTGCCACCGGCTGAATCTATCACCCAAAGTATAGATTCAATTTCATTGTCATTTGCAGCTGCCAAAAGCGCTTGCTCTGTTTCAACTGTCCCAGCAAAACCCCATGCTGACAACCAACCGGCCTCTTTTAACATTGGGCCACGCATTTCAACAAGAGCAGTTGAGCCTATTTTTTTAATATCAAGGCCTGATCTTGCAGCATCATCAACCGGCCCCGCTTTTATTGAGTTGGCAAGCTTGTCAAACACCTGCGACGATACGCCGCCAAATAACGACCAAATAAAGCCAAGATTAAACATTTGATAAGCTCCCTATAAAATCTCTTGTTAGATTATCCGCTTTTCTTGCTTCCCAGCTGCTAAAAAGAGAATCAACCGCATCAGTTTCTATTGCATTCTGCAATGCTTCTGCACTTTCTTCAATATATCTGGCAAAAAACCGCTTTAATTCACAATCTTTTGCCTTTTCATCCGAACAAAACAGGCTTGCAACACTGCTGAAAGCATCTGCCAATGCGGTTGCATGCTCAACATAAAATGATGCAATACCTTCAAAATCTTTGCGCTGTGCAAGTTTTTGTGTTCTCTTCATCTCTATTTTAACAAATCTTTGAGCCGTTTGATTAACAATGTTAGTTGCTGCAGCTTTATTTGGTGCCAAGTCACCGCTTTTGGCCCTTTCTGGCGTTGTCATATTCATTGGCACAAGCCGCAAGTCACCGTCTGCGCCTATGCTATCCATATCCTCTTTTTCTCTTATTTCGTCAATCGATAAAACGCCAAGGTTTGCCAGCGTTTTATAATATTCAGCGCGCGCCTTGCTATCACCTCTCAAAATGCCTAGAACATTCATTTTTGTGTAAAAATTTGCAGGGTCTTTAATGAGTGAAAAGTTTGCTTGATTTTCCAAGCGTGAAACCCACGGTATAACAGCATCAGTGACAAACTCAATATTCTGCGCTTCAATGTTTGTGTGTGTTGATCTCTCCAAATCTGCCAGCTTATGAGGGGGGATTCTGAACCATCTGCAAATATCTTGTATTTGGAATTTTCTTGACTCGATAAATTGTGCATCACTAGGGGGGATCCCAACGCGCTCTATTGATAGGCCACCATCGAGATACTCTGTTTTCATTGCGTTGCGTGGGCCTTGGTTTTTGCGGTTGAATGTTGAAAGCATGTTTTTCACGCCCTCAGGTGAAAGCTTGGCGCTGCCATCATTCTTTATTACCGTTCCAACCATTGCGCCATTACCATAAAATGATGCGCCAAATGCTTCAGCTGCTAACCCTAAACTGATAGCCTGCTTTGCTTTTTCTATAATTGAATAGCCAATCAAACCATCACGGCTAGGCCCACGAACGCAAAAAACATCTTTTGAAGGTAATGCCACGTTTGGGCCACGCTCAACACTAACATCATAATAGATGCGCCCGTTGCTATCGCGCTCGATCGATACGCAAGCAGGGTCAATTGGCCAAAGGTTGACGATATCTCCAAGCCTGTTGCGCTCTATCTCCGCATATGAGTTACCCCAGCCTAACAAGTGTTGAATAGTGACCTCTTTGAATGTAAAGCCGTTCATCTCAGCATTTGGCCGCCTATAGAGAACATCATCAAGCTTGTTGTCTCTTGCAATTTGCTTTTTTGTGCCGCCAACTATAACGTGCCACGGCAAATAGGCAATTGTTTCTGATATGATGCGCATGCACGCAAAAAAGGCGCTATAATTGAAAGCAGTTTCATCATTTACAGACATTCCTGCAATAGGGGGGGTGTAGAGTATAGAGCCGCCTCGAGGCTCAGCCTTTGCAATTTTTTGTCTTGAGCTTATGTTAAAAAACATCAACCGTCCCTTTTTAATGCCATTGTAAACGCCACCACACCAAGATAACCCCCCGCAGCTATAAGCGCATAGCCCAAACCCTTAACAAAGTAAACACCTATAGATAACATTATAAACGATAAAATTAAAATTATCTCTGGAATCATAGCTCACCATAGTTGTAAATTGAATCATGAAAGTTGCTTTCTGCAACAATAGCGCGACTTAATGCCATAATTGCCGCAACAGGCCCGTCAATTTTGTTTTCTGGAAACTCTTTGTTGGGATAAATATTGTCTTTTGCATCACGCTTGCAGACAACATTGCTAATCATCCATTCCATAGCAGGGTTGCCGTCATGCTTCAGGTTGCCATTAATAATCAGCTCTTCAAGCGTTTTCATCGGCTCCGAAAAGTTTAAAATTGTGGGCCTGATCTCCACCATTGTTAGCCCTTCATCAATCAGATTGCCGCTCATCTGCGTTGCTTG